GTTGGGAATGAAATTGACACCTCTTGACATAAAACTGTCAGATTCACAGTTCTTTGAACTGAAAAAATACACAGCATTGCAGATTGCAGCAGCGTTCGGGGTAAAGCCGAATCAAATCAACGACTATTCAAAATCATCGTATGCAAACAGTGAATTGCAGCAGTTGTCGTTTTATGTTGACACAGAACTTTTCGTCATTAAGCAGTACGAGGAGGAAATCAACTATAAGATGCTGGCAGAGGACGAGCAGGATGACGGGTTTTATTACAAATACAATGAAAAAGTCCTGTTCAGAACAGATTCAAAGACACAAATGGAATATCTGAAAAATGGTGTCGCAGGGTCAATCATGAAAGCAAATGAGGCGAGACGAAAGTTAGACCTGCCAGATGCAGAGGGAGGAGATGTGCTACTTGCGAATGGAAACATCGTTCCGCTGACTATGGCGGGAGCAGCATATCAGAAAGACGGTCAGACAGAGGAGACCGAAAATCCGGACGAACCGGAGGAACAGACAGAGCCGGACACAGAGCAGCCGGACGAGAATGAACCGGACGAAACCGACGAGGCAGAGGACGAGAAAACAGAGGAGGGAGGTGAATGAAATGGCATTGAAAAAGCGTTTTGATTTCACGAAACAGAATAAACGCACCGGAAAGACAGAAAATGTCGGGTATTTGGATTTAGAGACCAACGAGGAACAGAGCAGATGTTCACTGTATTTCTACGGCGACATTGTATCAGCAACATGGGAATCAATGTGGTATGAGGAGAACAAATGCCCGCAGGACATCGCAGATTTCCTCAATCAGTTAGAGGGATATGAGGACATTGACATATATTTCAATTCCGGAGGCGGTGATGTGTTTGCAGGACTGGCAATCTACAACCAGTTAAAGAGATTCAGCGGTCACAAGGTTGGATATGTAGACGGAATGGCAGCGTCAATCGCATCAGTCATCATGTTTGCATGTGACGAACTGCATTTTGCGACTGGAGCACAGGCGATGATTCACAAACCGCTCTGCATGGCATGGGGCAACGCAGACGATTTCAAGGAAGTCATCAAACAACTTGATTTGTGCGAGGAATCAATTCTCGATGTCTATGAGGAACATTTGAAAGAGGGTGTGACAAGAGACAAAATCAAGGCTTTTATGGCAAAAGAAAAGTGGTTCAGCGGTGCAGAACTGGCAGAGTATTTCGATGTTGAAATCGAAGAAAAGGCAGCAGTCGCAGCATGTACATCAGATTATTTTGAAAAATATGCGAATGTTCCGGAAAAGTTAAAGGAAACAGGAACAAAGGACATTGTTGACGCAGTTGTCGCAGAGTTAGAAAAGCGTGAGCAGGAGAGAATCGAGGCAGAAAAGCAGGATATTCTCAAAGATTTAGACATGTATGGCATTTAGAGAGGAGAAAAGAAAATGAACAAAGAAATGCAGAAATTGTTGAAAGAAATCAACGACAAAAAGAACGAAGTCAAGAGCCTTGTGGCAGATGGAAAACTGGACAAGGCAAGGGCAGCAAAGGACGAACTGAAAGCGTTACAGGAAAAGTTCGACCTGCTCTTTGATTTAGAGGATGACGAGCAGGATGGAATCGAGGACAAGATTGCATCCGGAAAGGCAAAAAAAGTCGGAGGCGAAAAAGCCGACAAGAAGAATCTGACAAGAGCGTTTGTGAACATCATCAAAGCCGGATTCCTGCACAAAGAGCCGAATGAGGATGATGTGAGAGTGTATAAGGATGCACTGACATCAGACACAACACCGGACGAAGATGGTGAAATGGGAATCGGTGTCACGATTCCGGAGGACATCAGAACGGACATCATTGAACTGCGTCGCAGCGACGACAACCTTGAACAGTATGTCAATGTTGAGGGTGTTGTGACAAAGAACGGAACTCGTAACATCGAGGCAGAGGCAGAATCCACACCGTTCGACAATGTTGACGAGGCTGCTGATTTTCCGGAGATGGATGAGCCTAAGTTCAAGGCTATCAAGTACGCAATCAAGAAAAAAGGTGGCATCCTCAAAATCACAGCGGAACTCTTTGAGGACACAGCACAGAACATCATGGCATACATCAACAAGTGGATTGCTAAAAAAACAAAGGCAACCCGCAACGCTATGATTTTGAAAGTGCTGAACAGTATGACAGCAGGAAAAGAGGTCGTTGTTTCAAACATCGACAGTCTCAAGGATATTTTCAATGAGGAACTCGACCCTGCGATTGCAGCGACATCAATGGTCATCACAAATCAGAGCGGTTTCAACTACCTCGACAAGTTAAAGGACGAGGACGGAAACTATATCTTGCAGAAAGACCCGACACAGAAAACAAAGGGAAAACTGCTTTTCGGAGAGTACCCGATTGTTAAGTTGTCAAAGAAAACTCTGAAATCAACACCGATTCTTGATACAGACGAAAAGACGGTGAAAGGATATAAGCACCCGATTTTCTGCGGTGATTTGAAAGAGGCTATCACGCTATTCGACCGCAATGTGCTGACTATCGACATGAACGACAAGGCAGCAGGTTTGTGGGAAAAAGACCAGACGGGTGTGAAAGTCCGTGACCGTTTCGATGTGCAGCCTGTTGACGAGGGAGCAGTTGTCAAGGGTGAAATCACAGAGGTTGTGAACGGGTGACATGAAAGGAACAGGAAACAGGGCGGGCAATAACCGCCCTGTACATGAAAGCAGGTGAGAGCATGACGGACGAGGAGAAAAAGGAATATAAAAAAGCACTGATTGATGACTGCAAAAAATACAACCACATCGACTATGACGATGACGAGGACATTATCAAGATAATGGTCGAGACGGTATTCGAGGAGTTGTCCGAGTTGATTCCGAGTTTCGACCCGTACAGTATGACAGCCCGTCAGAGATTGCTTGTTTTGATGTTCGTCAAGGAACTGTATGACAATCGGGAAAAGTATCAGAAAGACAGCAGGAGCGTGACAAATGCGGTTTCCTCAATGTTACTCAAGGAAATGTATGGAGGCAGCGAGGAATGACAGGACGAATCAAGGTTATTAAAAAAACAACAGAGGTCGTGGAGGGCAGGAACAAGCAGACGACAAGCGTGTTCTATGAATGTTGGTGCGATGTGCAGAGTTTGGGAACAAATGAAAAATACACAGCACTGCAAACAGGACTGGAAAACACGATTGTGTTCAAAGTTCGGAATTGCCAAAAAATCAAAGAGGTAAGGTTGAACTTGAAAGAGTTCTTTGCGAAATACGACGGAACAGAGTTCAAGATATACGACGCATCACCTATGTTCACGGACAACGGGTGGGTGTTGCTGAAATGTCGGTCGGTTGCATAGTGTCACATTCTGACACAGGAGGTGACGGTGTGAGAATCGAGATGGAATTTCAAGGACTGGAGGAACTCGTGAAAGCATTTGAGGCAGCAGCAAGCGATGACGACATCAAAGAAATAAACAAAAATATCGTCGAAAAAAGCGAACCGACAATCAAGAGAATTATGTCGGGGAAAATACCAAAGTCGGCAGATATTTCTAAAAGCGGACGAGGTTTCGGTTCAAAATCGCATGTTTCCGCACACGCAGCGGACAGTGTTCCGGTCGGAAAGGTGAAATATAAAGGAACAGGTGCGACAGCAGACATCGGATGGGAGAAATCAGACAACAGTGACCATTTTTATGTGAAATTTATCAACTGGGGAACGATTTATCAACCACCGAGAGAATTTATCTATGCGACAGGCAGGGAGGCAGATGCGGAACTGCAAAAAATCGCAGAGCAGGAATATCAAAGTTATTTAGACAAGACGGTGAGGTGATGGCATGAACAGCAGTCCGGACATCATAAAGGACGCATCAGAGGCATTGAAACAAATCAGCGACAGAGGAACAGTGGTGGTACAGGGGTGGTACAACAAAGAAATCAAAGCGTGTCATGTAACTCTGTGGGATTTAGGAGAGAGTGATGATAATTATTCGGACGATGATGCGGAGGGAGTGACGCTGTCAGTGCAGGTCACTATATTTTCACAAGCGGACGAGGTGGAACTGGCGAGGGAAATCAAGTCGCTCATGAAAGAGTACGGATTCCAGTTCGAGGGGAGAAACGGAGACGATTCAGAACCGGAGGACGGAATCTATATGAAAGCACAAAGATTTTCAAAATATTATGAAAGCGAGGAATGACAATGAATGAAACAGTAAAGCAGGTAAGTGATACCACAAAGGAAATTGTGAGGAGTAGAACTTGCGGTTGTAAAGATTTCTACATCGCAAAGGTTTTACAGAACACAGCGACATCTTATGTCGCAGACGAACCTGTGAAGTTAGCAAGAGCAATCAAAGCAAAGGTGGATGAATCGTGGTCATCGGAGACAATCTATTCCGACGATAACACCGAGGAGGTCATCAGTTCCTATGAGGGAACGAGCCTCGAACTTGAAATCAATGCTCTTGCACCGCAGGACAGAGAAATTCTTTTCGGGCAACTCTACAAACATGGTTTCCTTGTAAAGTCAGCAAACGACGCAGCACCGGAGGTGGCAGTCGGATGGAGAGAAAGAAAACTCAACGGAAAGTATGAGTTTAAGTGGCTTTATGTTGGAAAGTTCGCAGAGGGCATCAGCGAGGAGGCAAACACCAAAGAGGGAAAACTGTCTCCGACGACAAAGAGCATCAAGGGAAGTTTCTACGAGAGAACAATCGACAGCAGATATGAGATTTCTGTTGACGAATCCAATCTCGTGGATGATGACACGGATGCAGCGACAGCAATCACGAACTGGTTTGCAAAGGTGCAGGAATATCCGGACGCAGCGGACAATGAGAGCATCGTGAGCGAGGCAACAGAGGAAAATTAAACAGGGGATATAACAGGAGGATAATTCAATGAATAGAAAGATAATCGTCAAAAATAAAGAGTTCAAAATGGAAAAGATGTCAGCAGATACATATATGGAGTATTTGGAACTGGCAGAGAAAATCGAGACAGCATCCGGAGAGAGAGCAAGCAAGCGTTATTCAAGAGAAGAAATTGAGGCGATGATGTTGTTCATTTGCAAAGCATACGGAGACCAGTTCACGGTCGAGGAGTTAAAGGACACAGAGAGCGGACTGGATGCAGTAGGGATAATCATTGAATTTAACATGATTGACATGTCGATTGCAGAGGAAATGAACAGTCGAATGGAGAAAATGATGAAAAATTTTCAGAATGGCAAGTGATTCCGGAAATAACAATCACTTGCAGAAACGAAACAATATTCATCAACTCGATAACGGTCGAACAATACAAGAAATACGCTGCATTGATGGAGAGAAACGGTTCAGACAGGATAACGGATGCACTTTTTTTCAACAAGAGAATCATTCAAGAGATATTCGGAAATCGGATGTCTCTTGAGGAACTAGGAGAAATGGATGTCATCGAATTTCTGACAGCGTCAAAGGGAATCCATTTCATCATGCAGAATGTGATTTCAAACGAACTTTTGAAAATAGTCGATACAGAGCCAATCGAGAAAGAAGAATCGGCTTTTGATGACTACGACAAAGAAAACGGATATGAGGACGAGGAGCAGGACGAAAAGAACACATGGAAGATATGCGGAGAAATCATTGACCATGTAACAAAGATTGCGATTCGACTGTTGCGGGAATCATACGGGCAATGCATGAAGGAAAACATCATTGAGTTGTTGAAATATTTGAAATTTGAACTTGAGACGATAAACGAGAACACATAAAACGGAGAGGAGGAGAACCAATGGCATACACGAGCGTGAAAATTTCCGCAAATTCGTCTGACTACCAGTCGCAAATGAAGTCAGCAGGGAGACACATGAAAGAACTGTCAAGCGAGTTCAAACTGGCACAGGCAGAGGCAAAGTCATTCGGTTCGGCAGCGGACGCATTAAAGGCGAAAGCAGAAAACCTCACAGCAAAGATTGAAGTTCAAAAGAATATCGTGTCTCTGAACTCTGAAAAGCAGGAACAGTTGACAAAAAAATTGTCGGAGCAGAAAACAAAGCAGGAGGAACTCAAGACTAAGATTGAGGCAGCAAAAAAGGCTCATGAGGATTCAGTCAAGGCAACGGGAGAGGATTCAGAACAGTCAAAGGCATTAAAAGAGGAACTCGACAAACTTGAG